AACACAAAACTTTCCGTTAAGAATTTCTTTAGCCAAGTCATCGCTGACCATCTTGCGTTCCTCTTCTTCAATCTCGTGTTCTAAGTGTTCAATAAATGCCTTGTTTTTAATCAACACATTTAACTCGTCAATAATATCTTGTGCTTCATCCGCATGTTCATCGCCGATACTATGTTTATTTAAAACTTCAACATGATTCTCAAGAAGTCTTTTTACTCGCATAAAAATATCATCACTCATGATTTAATCTCCTGAATATATTTATTAAGTTCTTTTGCATACCATTCAATCTTACCTGCGTCTTGGACAGGGTCGTCTTTTAACCCAAGTCTTGAAGTGTATTTGAGGATGTTACCTCGTAGGTAACCTATGAATTCTTTAGGTGATAGTTTTGCTCTCATGAAGTCTATGGTTTCTATACCCCCTGCCGTATAGTGTGGAGGGTGATTCACCATGTCAACTTTGTTCGTGGGTTCACTCACGCTTTCATTTGCGTCGTTTGTCTGAGTACTCATTCTTAGCCTTTCTCATTATATTTTCTAAGTCATCTATATTAGTTTCATCCACCACAATACTAATACCCCCTGCAAAATGTATGTCAGTTAAGTGTTTCATTTGTAATGATGTTGGTTTGTTACCATTTGCTTTACATTCGATACCGTAGAATATTCCTCGCCAACAGGCAATAATATCAGGGACGCCACTAGCACCATACCCTCCCGTCGCAGGCATGAAGTAGTAACAGGATAAATTATCTAAAACTTTTTTTACTTTATTCTTTATCTTCTTTTCGGGAGTCAATTATCTCTCCTTGCAGTTCGTAGAAATCATTTACATGGATTATGACTACATACATATTCTCGGACGCTCTCCAAGCAGTGTCTTCCGCTCCAGTGTAATCTTCACATACAAAAATATCATGAATAGAAATTTCGTAATCATTTTTATAATTGGTAGCTAGGCAGTTTGCAACAGTGATTTTTGATTTAATACAATCAGGAAGTGTGGTAAGAGTATATCTTCTGCGATACTTTTTTCCAGTGTAAACAATATACTCTTTACCATTTCGCCATACAGGTACTCTAACAAAGTCAGTTAATTTAAAATGCGGTATTGGTTCTAATTCATTGAACATCCGTTATCACAATCCATTGGTAATTAAACTCCCTATAATGAACATCAAAGTTAATACACAATACTCCTAACTCAGGGCTATTTAATTTAGGCTGATTCCAAGTACTTTTAGATATTAAATGATATGGTGATCTAGTATGTATATCTATATCCTGTTCTTTAATATAGTCATCTCTTTGTATTTTATACATGGTAAGTATAGGTATTACTTTATCTGAATGTTCCCATTCATCTATATTTCTTACAGATTTAAATTCACTATCCTCAGTAAACATATATCTACCTTGTGTCTCATCTTTAACTTTTACTTTACCTACAACATATGAATCTTGTGCAAGTCGGTTAATACCAATCATGTAAAAGCCTTTATCCATTAAGTTATTTTTAATATTCTCAAACCCTGTCATAGCAGTTTGCTCTAATTGCTCAATCTTGTCAAGACTTTCCAATGCTAACTTCTTAACTCCATCTACTATTTCACTTGTGTGTAACCTACCTAATGCAACTTCAATAAGATGTTTCAAAGTCATACCACTCATCGATACATTAGTTATTTGTTTGTGTAATGATTTAACATCGCACACATCTGTAACTATCTGACTTGCAAGTGTACTATTTAATAACCTATCGCATAAACTCTTACTAGGAACCACAGGATCTCTGCCTATCTTTTTAATCAGTGCGTTCATGTCCACTGACCTAATAATATTTCTGTTATATCCTGAATGTTTTAAAACATTAGCAGAGCCAAAAAAGTAAGTAAGTTTACCCTCTATATATTTTGTAAATGCAAAAGCAGTCGGTATATATTTCTGTCCTATAAAATATACTTTCGTATAGTTTCTATTCATAGCTTCATTGTCATCAATAAAGATAGATTCAACTACATCTATATCAGATTCAGCCCACTGACTTTTAGAATACTGCTGACTGAATACTTTATACCCATATACTTTATTTAGTTTCAATAAAAATTTTAGTGTATCAGTATTATGAACTATCCCCTCTAAACTCTTGAAGTAATATAAATCACTCATCTCTAATCTCCTTTAATTTTCCTACTAAATGTTTGTTTCTAAACTCAACCACAAGTGGATGTTTTGTCGTTGGATAATATCTTAACTCACACGGATATTTATCTTGAATAAATAAATTCTTCACTCTCCATATACTATTCTTAAACGCCGTTTTAAAATCTTTTATAACCTCATCTTTTCTCTCATCAAATTGTCTAGCATACCAATCTGACCAACCCTTACAATATCTAGATACATCAGGTGTACTAATGTATGCACCTAGTAATATAAAGGCTATGTAGTCCTCAACATTATCACTTGACGCTAACTTATCAACTACTGTAATCATTTTTGTTTCATCAATAGCTTTTCTATTATTATGTCCATAATGATGTGGACTATTTAGTTCATACTCTTCAAGTATGTCATAGAAAGAATCCACAAAGTCTTGATGTGATTGAGATTTTAACCATGTCTCAAAGTAAGCATACTTATCTTTGTATTCTTTAAAGAATTTGTTGGACGCAGGTCTATCCACTTTGTTAATTAATACATCATACTCATAACCTTTGGCTACACAGTTATTAAGCATGTCATATCTAGCGTGGGGGCGTATAGGTATAATGTATTCCATATCACCTATCTTAAATTTATATATTACGCCACCTCGTCCTTGTTCTGTAACAAAGAAATTTTCATAGTTACCAACATATTCATGTTCAATATCATTAAGAATTATCATAGTACCGTTGTAATAATGTCTATCCATAAACTCAATGGTATTATCAGGATATACTGTTGCTACATGCTCACTGTAATAATGTATCTCGTAATATAATATTTCACCATCGGGGCAATCTCTTACAACTCTAAAGAATTTTTGTCCATGTTCTCTTTTCCAATATGGATATTCTTCATTAGTTCTACCCCTATAAGGTTTTTCATTTTTAATTATTTTATTTAATACTTCTACATGAATTCCGTCTAGCATTTTATACTCCCTCTATACACTCTTTATTAGTCTTAATATAAACAGTGCTGACTGGATCAGCTTGTTCATACACTTTACCTCTCTTACATATATAATTGATTGGCTCTCCGTTAATATAGTCATCAACCATAGTGTAAGTTTCGTTTACATACCACCCTGTTATTGAACCGAAGAAAAATAATACAAATAGTTCAAAATAATACCAATTACTGCGTAGTATGATTACTCTTTTACCTCGCATGTTTGTCATAATGTCTCTCCCTCTACATTTTTATCTGATACAAATGCACCACTTAACATTGTTACAGGATAAAACATATCATACCCCTCACCTGAAATTCTATGGTCAACATCCTCAGGGTCTTCACCTATACGAACAAAAGACACATCAAATAATTCAGGTAGATTATAGTCATCTACATATCGTTTATTATATTCACAAGCGATGTCTATTATCTTTTCATGAGATTGAACATCCTCAAAGTCTGCATACCACTTGAGATCAGTCATATGAAATTTAAGCCATCTTTGTTTATGGTCTGCTACAATAAGTTTTTCACTCACTGCTAACCCACAATTTACTTTAACCTCTGCAATAAACATATTCCATAAGTTATCAAGATCAATCTCATTGGCTTTTAATTGGTTCATCAGTTCTTCGTCATGTTCATGATTTTTAGATAATCTTATTCCATATGCTACCTCACTTCTATATCCCATCGTCCTTCTCCTCAATCCCATCATCATTCTCCTCAGGTATTTCAGCTACCTCTACATCTACCCCTGCAGGCTCCCATGTGTAATTGTTTCTTACCTCATACTCAGCAATCATTTTGTTTTGTGCTTCTACTACTATCGGTACACAATATTGTGTAACCCATACTCTATACTTAGGCATAACTCATTCTCCTCCGTGAGATTACTCACGATTCTGTTTGACAACTTGACCACTAGGAACAACTAAATCTTCGTTTCTAGTAACCATCCATAGTGTTGGACTTGATATATCCCATGCAATATCATCTGAATAAAAGTAACCATCAGTGAATACAATTACACACTCTGCGTTAATATTATTCTTAGCGATATATTTTGGAATACATTGTGGATCAGTTCCACCCCCACCTTGTGGTTTAAGTAGATGAGCAATATTTGTATAGTCATCCGTAAACTCTTGCTCACCATGCACATCGGTATCCCACCACAAAACTCTAACTTTCTCAGGCATAGCTACATCACAGACCGAGACCAGTTCCGACGCAAAGTCTGTTAGTTCCTCTGTACCAATAGAGCCTGAAGTATCAATAGCAATAACAACCTCACCTAGCGTTTCGTTGTATATACTTGGTAGATAGAGATCGTTTGCGACTTGGCGTTTATTAAACTTACGCCATGTATATTCATCGTTACCTCTCGTTGATGACATAATAAACTCACGCAATACCTCTCGCCAATCTACTTTCGGTGCGACTAGGTTCTGAATACTTCGTGGTACTTTGTTACCCATTCTGCCTGCGAGAATACCACCCTCTCTGATAGCCTTGTCTATATCTTCGGATAGCTTTTTAACTTCCTCGTTGGACATAGTTTGACCATGCTCGAAGTCGTGATCATCCATCTGACCATCAGATAGTTTAGCTTGTGTCTGCTCAGGGTTATCTTCCATTTGTTTCTTGAGATCATTCATCACCTCACGCACAGACCAATTATGATACTTCTCATCATACAAACCACCCTTAGGTAAAGTAACATGGGCTTTATCTTTAATGTTCATAATGATGTCATTTACAACATAATCTGCTGACGCATTCATGAGCATAGGATTATCTTTAAACTCTCGCTTGAATCTACCCACATGTTTAAGTGCCACATGCAAGTTCTCGTGTAGTACCAAACCATTCAAGTCTGAATCAGATAATGGTGTAATAAACTTACGACCATACCTCTTGTTAATACCATCGGTGTATGCAGTAATATCCTGATCAACGACAGTAGATGTACCCATCAAGACTACACCTGAATACAATGCAGTCTCGGGATGTTTCATCAAAGACACATGAGCCTTTTTTAATCTAGTTTCTTGGCTTGACATTTAATTTCTCCAATCTATCGAATTCAATTCTAATAAGTAATATTCTCATAGTTCATACCTCCTAGAATAACTCGTGGTTTTCTGTTGCCCACTTCGCAATATCCATGTTACTTCTCGCTAGTGATCGACCATTCTTACTACGCACCATCATAGTAAAGAACACTGCTTGTATCTCACTGCTTGGAAGTCGTTTCACAAATCTCATAAACTTGGACAATGAATCCTGATCTTGTAATTTATCTACGGCTTGGAATAAAATCATAAGCTGAGCAGAGACTTCACTAGGTATAGCAATCGTGTCAGGTCTATCTAGTATGTCATCGAATCGTGGTAGCTGTCTATCCAAGGACAAGAACGCAGTCATATCTGCTGACGCACTCGCACCAATCGTACCACTCAATGCACACATGGTAGCGTTGTCGCCTATGACATCTCTATTCGATACAATCACACTAGCCTTAGCTAAGGAACGGGGTGAAACAAAACTTAGCTGAGCTTTCTTCGGGTTGAATATGTATGGGTTATCATCTTGTTCACCATCCAGATAGCTATTCAATGTTCTTGGGAACATACTGACAAATGCTCTGATCAACGCATGAACACCATTGTCGGTAGCCCATGTTAGCCAGTCATTTAGTTCAGGTTTAGCCATACGCATGATACAAACTCTGTTACCTGCGTGAGCCAACATACTATCGCCAACACCATCTGATTGGTTGTTTGATGTACCAAAGACAATACTGCCCTCAGGCAACGGCGTATCACCTACACTTCTCTCTAGCATGAGCCTTGTAAAGATAACCTGTAATAGTTTCGGTGCTTTCATAAACTCGTCAAGCAATATAACTTTTGGTTTATCGCTAGATAGTTTAAACAATGATCCCACATAAGATTCAAGTGTTTTAGTTTCATGGTTCGGTATAGTCATCGCTATGTCTGACATATCTTTTACAGGACAGTCAACATAGATGTAGTCATAACCATCACCTAAGTCTTCTTGGATCATGTTAAGTAAAGATGTCTTACCACACCCTGGTTCTGATTGGATGATTGGTGTAAGTTCTTTACCGATTGTTGGTATAATTTTTCGTAGTTCTTTAATAGTTACTGTGTGCATGGCACTCTCCTAAGTTATGCGTGAGTTTACTCACGGTTTAAAATGAAAACTTCTCTAGTATATCTTCTACATTGTTCTTGACAGTCTCTCTTACATTGTCATTAACTCGTAGCACTTCACTATCCACACCCTGTAAGGTATGAGATAACCTATCCACCACTTCTAGTAGGCGACGACTTTCGTCATTGTCTAGCGGTTGGAATTCTTTGTAGACACGGCAAAGTTCTTTTGCTTTCTCAATGGTCGTATCGTAGATTTTTCTTTTCTTCGTTGCAGTTCCACCATCTTTGGTAGTGATCTCTTGCGTTCCACAACAGTGTGCGATACTTTCCATGACATCTGTGATTCGTTCTGTTTGTTGATGTAGTACATCTTGCACGATCCTTTCTGCTTGTCGTTTGTATGATTGTTTTAACTCTTTAGCCAAGTCTTGTGATACCTGACATCTAAAGTCCTGTTCAGGAACCTCGGACACATATAGCTTACATCCGAACTTCGATCTGACTTCGTCAACACTTGGGTAGTCATCTGCGTTGTACATATCACCCTGACTGAAAGCCATGTTGGACTTGATACTGTTGTAATGCTTACAGAATTCATCTAGCAATTCGTAGAACTTAAACTGATGTTCGTTGTATTCCTTTTTGAATTCCTCTAGTTGTATCACAGGTAGTAAGTCCTGACTATTGTTCCATCGGTATGTGGTTCGTTTTAGCCAGTTGTATATTGTCTGCCTGTAATTAATTAAGTCTTTATGATAGACATTGTTCGCTAAAAGATTCTTAACAAACCGACCTGCGTTACTGTCTGCTCGTTTGGACTTAGTTACTTCACTAGATATTACTCGGTCTTGCTTAGTTGCTGACCACACATTAATATCGACTGACACTAATAAAGCTGATGTCGCTAAAGATATAATATGATCAGGCTCTTGTATTTCGTG